AGCGGCTGGAAGGCGAAAGAGCTTCTGTGCAAGGATGGGAGGCGTTAAAGGTCCGATGAAGGACGAGAAAGGCAGACCTACTCGCAAAGCACTGGCATTAAAGAAGTGGGATTGTTAAGATTTTGCTTGACAAAATAGTCAAACTATGATAGGATAACGCATGGCTTCAATGAACTATATTCAACTTGTCAATGACGTACTGATTCGGCTACGAGAGCCAGAGGCTTCCTCGGTGTCGGATAATGCCTATGTTAAGCTCATTGCTAGATATGTCAATGATTCTAAGCGTCAGGTTGAAGATGCTTATAACTGGAATGCCCTATCAGAGACGTTATCCGCTACAACTACAGCCGATGTCTTTAACTATGTATTGACTGGTTCTGGTCAGCGGTTTAGGGTTATTGATGTGCTAAATGATACCGATAACTGGTTCCTAACAAATGCCCCTACTGTGTGGATGGATCAGCAATTCCTATTAACAACAGCACAGAAAGGTTCTCCACAGTATTATAACTTTAACGGTACTAATGCTAACGGGGATACACAAGTAGATTTATTCCCAATCCCTAACGGATCATATAATATTCGTTTTAACATTATCAAGCCACAAGAACCACTGGCAGTAAACGCTGACGTATTGTTAGTACCTCATGAGCCAGTCATCTTAGGTGCATTGGCTAGGGCGCAAGCAGAGCGTGGCGAAGACGGCGGAGTGCAGTCTGGTGAGACATATGTATTGTATCGTCAGAGTTTAGCAGATGCAATATCATTAGAATCGAATCGTTATATTGAAGAATCCCAGTGGAATTGGATCTAAATGGCTAGTCAACTACAGACATCGTCTATAGCAGCGCCGGGATTCTATGGACTCAACCTCCAAGAGTCTAGTATTACTTTGTCTTCTGGCTTTGCATTAAAAGCTCAGAACTGTGTAATCGACAAATATGGTCGTATCGGAGCAAGGCGTGGATGGACTACTGTTAACTCCACAGTCAATACTGACTTAGGATCTGGTAATGCAGTAGAGTTCTTATTTGAGTTAATTGATGGTGGTAGTAACCAAGTATTAAGTGCTGGTAATAATAAGTTATTCGTAGGAACAACTACGATGACTACTAAGACAGTTCGTAACACTGATAATAGTGGCAATGCTACTTATACTATCACAGCAAATAACTGGCAGGGTGCTGCAATATCTTACGGAGATATTACGGACTTCCAGCCTCATGTGTATTTAGCACAAGATGCACATCCTATGTTGTTATATCATGAGTTACCTACTTCTGGTGGTGCTTTTCATGCTCATGATAGTGGGACATTTGGTTATCAAAGAGTAGGAGATGCTGCTACGTTGCCTTCTAATCATAGTACTTCTACCTTTATGCCTAGTTGGGTACTCTCAGCTTACGGTAGAATATGGTGTGGTGGTATCTCAGGAGACACCCAGACTGTCTACTTCAGTGATTTACTAGCTGGTACAGATTTCTTAAATGGCTCTGCTGGATATATTAACCTACAAGAAGTTCTTCCTAACGGAGATCCTGTAGTAGCTGCTGCAGCTCACAATGGATTTATTATATTCTTTGGTCGTAAGAACATTGCAGTATACGCTAATCCGTTAGACACAGGAGCATTGACTCTTGTTGAGGTTATCTATAACGTAGGATGTATTGCTAGAGATTCAGTACAGAATATTGCAACCGATGTATTGTTCTTATCTGACTCAGGAGTTCGTAGTCTACAGCGAGTAATCCAAGAGAAGTCTATGCCAATGCGTGACATCTCTAAGAATGTCCGTGATGAACTTATGACTGCTATAGCGTCTGAGACAGACTTAACTAAGATTAAAAGCATCTACTACGAAAGAGATGCTATATATTTATTAACACTTCCTACAACTAAGTTTGTATACTGCTTTGATACCCGTGCTGCATTGCAGGATGGCTCAATGAGGGTAACTATTTGGGATAGCATCGAGCCTAAAGCATTCTTTGTTACTCAGGCAAGAGATTTATATATTGGCAAACCGGGCTATATTGGTAAATACTTTGGCTATGCTGATAATTCTTCTAGTTATCGTCTTGCTTATTATACCAATTACTTTGACTTTGATGCTTCTACGAATCTTAAACTACTGAAGAAGATTGGTTGGGTGTTGATTGGCGGTACTAACCAGTCAGTAGCTATTAAGTGGGGCTTTGATTACAGCGAAGGCTATCAAGCTACTACTTATCTGTTAGACACGGCTGTAGTATATGAGTATAACAACTCTACTGTAGACACGATACCGGGATCTACAGAGTATAACATTGCGGAATATACATCTGGTATTGTTTTAGATCGCTTCTCTATTAATGCAGGCGGTCAAGGAACTGTACTTCAACTAGGATTAGAAGCAGACATTAATGGTAATCCTCTGTCTATTCAGAAGATTGACGTAGGAATTAAAAAGGGAAAGACTTTAATCTAAGGAACTGATATGAGTAACTATACAAAAGCAACTAACTTTACAGCAAAGGATACTCTACCTACAGGTAACTCTGGAAAGATTGTTAAAGGCACAGAGATTGACACTGAGCTAACTGCTATAGCTTCTGCCATTTCTTCTAAGGCAGACTTAAATAGTCCTGCTTTGACAGGAACCCCTACAGCTCCTACTGCGTCTGCTGGAACAAGCACAACACAAATAGCAACTACTGCGTTTGTAATAGCTAATGCAGTTCCTAGTGGTCTTATATCAATGTGGTCTGGAACAATTGCTTCAATACCTAGTGGATGGGTATTATGTAACGGATCTAATAGTACTCCTGATTTGCGTAATAGATTTATTATTGGAGCTCATAGTGACACTGCTGGAGTAGCATATACAACAGTTACTGGAAGTAATACTCAAACTGGTGGTTCTAAGGATGCTATAAACGTAAGCCATACACATACTGCTACGTCTACCGTAACAGATCCGGGGCATAATCATACTTATTTTGGAGGTGTCTTAGAAGGCGCTCAGAACGATATCCCTGCAGATGACCGCATAGGTGAGAGCAGTAATACAGGAACAAGCACGACTGGTATCACTGTTGCAACCTCGATTAGCACAGAAGGTTCAAGCGGCACAAATGCTAACTTGGCGCCATACTACGCACTAGCGTACATCATGAAGACCTAACATGAAAGTACCTGTAGTCATTAGAGACGACTACACAATGTACTTAGAGTTCTTTGAAGGAATGTTGTGGTTTCATACAGATGTACATAAGTGGACAGCAGCAGTAAAAGTAAAGTATTTAGAAGACTTAAACATATTGCAATATTTAGTAAATTGTCCTTTAGTAGCAATGGTTAATCAACGAGATAAGAAACTAAGTAAATTTGGTAGTGTAATTGGTTTTAAATATGAACAACCCTTTTTAGGCAATGATAAACAAATGTATGACATCTACAGTAGGAGCAAATAATCATGGGTAGCAGCATTGCATCAATCGCAGGTCCGATTTTTAGTACTGTCGGCGGATTAATTTCTGGAGGCAAGGGAGCAGACGCTGCCAAAGGACAGGCGGAATCGCTTCGTGCTGCAGGAATTCGTTCTTCCGAAATGGCACAGTTTCGTCCTATTGGATTGAGAACTGGTTTTGGAACTTCTAACTTCCGAGTAAACGATCTTGGTCAAGTCGAAGAAGCTGGATATACATTAAATCCAGAGTTAGAAGCTCTTCGTAATCGCTTTACGACAGGAGCTACTGGGTATGATCCTACTCGTTTACAGCAACTAACAGAACCTATTTATGGTGGTGCAACATCGCTATTTAACTTAGGTGGTAGCTATTTAGGTGCAAATCCACAAGAGGTTGCAGCTAAATATATATCAGATAGACGAGGATTATTAGAACCTAGCCGTGCTGCTGAGTTCGGCAGAATCAATGCCCGTAACTTTGCTACTGGTCGTGGTGGTCTAGGTGTCCAGACAGGGACAGGCGGAGCGCCAGCAAATCCTGCATTACAAGCATACTACAATTCTATCTTCCAACAAGATAAACAATTAGCTGCAGAAGCAGATACAGAAGCCATGAATCGTATTCGGTTTGGTGGCGAACTATATGGTGCTGGCGGTAAACTGGCTTCTGGTATTCCGTCCTTGTTTAGTGGTTCATTCTTACCGATCAGTACTCAACTAGAGTTAGCAAAATCTGTTGAAGGGTTCGGGCAACAACCATATCAAATGAGTTTAGACTTAGCTAATGCACAAGCAGGTGCTGGTGCAAGAGCAGGTCAATTATATCTGTCTCCTCAACAAGCAGCCGCAGATGCTTATTCTAAATACCAAGGCTATAGCCCATTCGGTACAGCTTTTAGTGGCTTAGGTAGCTCAATGAGTGGTGGTAGTTTTGGTGGTTTTAGTAATTTATTTGGTGGAGGCGGTGGAGGTTATTCAGCGGCTCCTTATGCTCCGACAAATCCGGGATTTGGTAGTCAAGCAGGTGGTTATTACGGCTCTTCTGCATTTTAATTAATAGGACTGATTATGGCTGAAATAGTAAGTAATTTATTTGGTATAGACCCCGCAGCGTTGCAACAGCAACGAGCTGCTACTGATTTTGCTAACGCATTTAGATTTGCTCAGTTAGATCCGCTACAACGGGCTAATCTGTCAATCTATCAAGGTAGTGCTGGACTTGGTCGTGCAGCTACTCAGCTACTTGGCGGAGATGAGCAGCTTAATAAAGCTACAAAGGTTCGTGAACTGTCTTCACAGTTTGATATGACTAGCGCTGATGGATTGCGTCAGTTTGCTCAAGCAGTTGCTCCATTTGCTCCAGATGTTGCTCAACAGGCTGTTAAGCGTTCTGATGAGATGCGATTAACCGCTGCCAATATATTCCAAAAGTCAGGAGAGAACATTAATACGCTAATTTCTTCTGGTAAATTTACTCCAGAAAGTTTAGCGGCTTATAGACAAAGTCGTGATCCTGCTGATTTAGTATTGGTAGAAAAAGGTAAAACGATTGGATTGTCGGTAGACGGGCAGCAGGTATACCAATCAGGAGATTCTCAGTATATTCTAGGACCGGGTGGACAACGTGTGCCTTACTACGGAAGACTAGAAAGTAAAACACCAAAGACTGAAATTAAGCTACCTCCGGGACCAAAGAATGTTCTTGAAATAGATAAGAAAGATGCTGAAGATATACTTAAAAATAGAAACTCATTAGAAAAGTCTATTCCATTACTAGAGAATTCAGTTGCTCAGCTAGATCGAGGAATTATTGGCGGTACATTCTCCGATGCTCGAACAGCACTTGCAACAGGACTAACCAGTATCGGTATCAAAGATCCTAACATTACGAAATATTTAGCTAATACGAAAACTTTCAATGCTAATCGTATAGAACTGGCAACAGCAATTGCAAAACAGTTAGGTGTCAATCCTACCGATAGAGATTTCCAAGCATCTTTAGACAGGTTTGCATCGGCAAGCGAAAGTCCTGCATCATCAAAGATTTTCTTAACTGAAATGCTTGCTTTAAAACGCCAGCAATTGACTGATGCAAATAATGCTTTGAATTATTTCAGACAAAATGAAGGATCATTTGCAGGATATGATAGACCTCTGCCTAGAGCATTCTCTGGCACAGGGAGCGAGTTGTCCGGTATGTCTACAGATCAACTTCGTCAAGAAATAAATAAACGCAAAAACCCAACTCCAAAACAGTAAGGATTAACTAATGGCAACTTTGGAAGAATTAGAAGCCGAATTAGCTCGTCGTGAAAGAGATGAACGTTCTATCGCCGAACGAGTTGTTTCTGGCGGCAAGGCTTTAGTTGGAGGCGTTCAGTCAGGCGCTACTAATTTAATGGCATTTCCTGCTGAAGTAGCTACGATTCCTCGACAGGCAGCGGCTGCTGTAGGGATTCCTGTTGGTTTTTCAGAATCTCCAACAACGTTAGCACGGGAACAGTTTAGAATCCCGGCTGAACCTAAGTCAGGTGCGGAGCAGTTTTTGTATCGCTTTGGCGAAGGGGCTGCACCTGCAATGGCATTTGCGGCTCCGTCTTACTTAGCCGGTCCGCTTGTAGGAACAGTAGCTACCGGTACGGCTGGTCTTATTGGTGGATTCTCTAACGTTGCTGGTAAGTATTTGTTCCCAGAATCGCCTACAGGACAACTGGCTGTTGGATTGGTTCCCAGTCTTTTTTCAGGAGCAGCAACAAGAGTAAGACGAAATGTCCCAGAAACAGGGACTCCGTCGGTGTCTGCTGAAACAGGTATTCCTATGACATCTGGACAGCGTACAGGCTCTGAAGCTGCACTTCGTCAAGAAAAAGCTGTATCTGTTAGTGAGGGCGGTGCGCCAATATTCAAACAGTTTAATTTAAATCAGGCTAATACTGCTGAAGACTTTGCTAACAAAATACAACAGTTTGGTGCAAATCAAAACTTAACAGCAACTGATATTAACAAAGGCGTTATTGACGCTGTTAATTTCCAGAACAACAGACTTGTTAATAAATTTAGAGCGCAGAATCGTGTTAACTTTGGTGAAGCTAAGAAAGTAGCTGGTAATGATCCTATTTTCGGGACCGATAACTTAAACACGACATTAGACAATCAAATTGCATTATATTCCAGCGATAAAATGCCGGCAGAACTTCGTGCAATTGCAGATAAACTTCGTGATTTAAAAGGCTCGATGACAAAACAAGCTGAGCCGTCTTTAATTGTAGGCGCTGATGGGAAACCTGCTGTTGTTATTCCTGAACAAGCACAGAAATTAACTATTGATGAATTGCAGAAAAACCTAGAATCATGGGGAAAGGCTGCTAAAACAGGCGAGTACTCAATGCCGGGAGGTACAGATAACATATTTAAAGGAGTTGCTCCCGGAACTGTTAAGAATATTGCTCGTCAAGTACTCAATGGATTTAAAGACGATCTAGATGTTGCCGCTTCGTCGGGAACACGGGGAGCAGCGCAGTTACAAAAAGCTAGAGATCAGTTTAGAGACGGATTAAAAGAACTTGATGCGTATGCAGAAACACCGTTTGTTAAATATTTCATGAAGGACAATCCCTCTGCATTAGATGCAACCGAATCGGTTCAGAG